AATTCTTCTTGGTCAAGACCATTAGAAAATGCGTGGTCAGCCCACCATCTTAATGTATCATCATTCGTATCAATATTATCTGTATCTACAAAGTCTGGTAACTGATACTCGTCAGCAGAACTTGGTCTACCCTTAAAGCTTTCTTCTTCTATTTCCTTTAAAAGCTCATTTCTAATATCAACATCTTTAGTTCCAAGCTTGGACTCTAATTCTTTATAAGCCTTTGCTAAGTCTTCGCCTGTTTTATATTTTTCTGGCAACCACTCAGGACGTTCCTCTGTCTTGGTTTCCAAATCCTCTGCAACTAAAAAATCTTTTTCTTCTTGAGGTTGTGATTCTGTTGCTACTTCTGTTTCTTGAACTTCTTCACTCATTGTTTTTTACCTTATGTGATCTCTGAATATGACGCTCTATTAAGCCAACAAGATAACGCTGACCTTCCAAATGCCTTAACTCATCTGTAGAAATATTAGGACCGCTAACCATTTCTATAGTTACACTACGCAAGTATTTAATAATTTCTTTACCAGTAGGTTGAGAAAATAAAGACCCAAAGTTAAGACTAATCCTATCTTCTTCTGATTTATTTCTTGCTATTCCGTCTAGACAAATATGACTATTCTGCCGCAATCTGTGGACCTGCTGCCTGTTGTTGTTGTTGCATCTGCTGCATCTGCTGCATCATCGCAACTATCTCTCTACGCTCTTCTGCGTCACGAATCAAGGTGTCAGGTACACCAAATTTTTTCGCAAGGTGAATAGCTGTCTCTTCAGTGTCAATTAATATATTCGTAGTCTCAGATCCAAAGTAAGCATTAACCAGTTCAAGAAACCTAGATACTGAAGTTATGTCTTGATTAGATTGAGCTTGAGCTAATGGAGAAACTGAACGTATCTTAACCTCTCGACCATTAACTGTAGGCATTTCTATACGTCCTTGCTTCTTAAGAATATAGATTACTCTCTTCAATACAGGCTGTACTAACTCAGCTTGCAGTCTACCAAATGCTGATCCTATCCTGCGTGACAAATCTGCCATACGTTCAGCTACTTCTGTAGCAGATGCAGGAGTTCTATCTGGATTTCCTAACATATCATTGTATAATGCACGTTTTATATTTAGTCGCATATCGCCTAAAACTATATCCGCGACATCAAATCTTCCTGCTGCTTGTATAGGTTGTAATCCGCTAGACTGTGGAGACTTCGGTATTATAGTGCCTGGGACTAAATTAATAGTATCTGGGTTAATAATACCGTCATCGTCCATCTGATAAATGCCAGATATAGCCATCTGAGCATTCTCCAAGATAAGTTGAATAGTTAAGTTTGTGGTTTTAATGGCAGACAAAGCATTGATTAATGGCCCTCGACCATACACTTCTCCTGCACATTTAGACCATCTAAAGCAAACATATGGATTAGAACCAACACCAGAAAACTTTCTTTCTACTATCGCTTCTTTTGTAGACATATCTATTACATAATATAAGTAAGCTTCTTCATTACGTTTTGTATAATCTTTGCATACTATCTCAAGAGTATTACACTTACCTTCTGGGTCTCTTTCAATTCTGTTCTGTATCTTCATGTCAAACTTTGCATCTTCATAAAGTATAGGAAGATCAGAGTTTCTAATGTTTTTTCTTTCTCTAAACACATGATCTATCTTATCATCAGGACCAGTATCTAAAACAACGTGGGGCAATGGTATTGCTGAGAACACTATAGGATTAATTGCATCGCCTTCATCTACGCAAAGCACACCAGTACCTACTGCTAGATCCATAAAGGCTTCATGTACTTCTTGAGAAAAGTTAGAGTTCTGTAGTATCTCAAATACATATTCTGTTACTTCATCAAGATCATTTTCGATAAAATCTCTTTCAGATTCTGGAACTTCTGATCCTGCTGTAAAGTCTGCCCAACGTGCAAAGTTCGGGACTAATCCCGATTGAAGCCTCGAAGCAAACTCTTGAACGCCAACCACCGCTGTCTCATCAAAGATCTTATCATCTCTACGTTGACCTGCTGTTTCGTAATAAAAAGATTCACGCTGCGGTAAAGCATACTCATAACATTCTTCAAAAAGATCAACAAAGTTTTGCCTATGTGCTTTAGCTTTCTCATATCTATCTAAATACTTTTTTGAATTTTCTATCATAAGAACCTACTATAGTATCCGATTCCACCAGTAGAACCAGTAATTAAAGATCTTCTACCTGCACCACCACGTTTGCCACTTCCCGATTGTCTTGTCTGAACATTAAGATCTCTTTCAGATCCAGATAAAACTCTACGCCCAGAGCCTACCTCTTGAGTTCTTTCTAATCTTTTTCTAAGCAAAGACTGTTTTGTTCTAGCTCGTTTTATTCTTTGTCGTCTTAATTCTTCTGCTGCCAATCTTTCTTGATCTGATATAGCTTCTTCTGGATCGCGTGTATAAATACTTTCTGCTGTTACAGATGTACCGCCAATAGTTCCACCCGATGTAGTAACTGTATCATTTGCAGGAGCAAGTGTAGTAGTAGTCGTTGGTGTTGTTGTAGTAGTAGTAGTTGGTGTTGTAGTAGTAGTAGTAGTAGTGGGTGTAGTAGTTGCTTCTCTAAGCGCAGCTTGTTTAGCTTTCTTTTGTTTCTTTTTCTTTCTTGCTACAGAAGCTGCTCTTGCAGGATTAGCGTCAAACTTTTCTTTGCCTGTTCGCTTGTCTGACTCTGGTCCTGCTGAAGTTGTAAGCTCTGGAAAATACCCAGAAGATTTAGCAGTAACAGAACCACTTCTTTTGTTTTTTACTGTTTTTGTTGTATTAGGTTTTTTCTTTTTAAAACAACTACCCATTTAGATCTCTCCTGTATTCAGAACCTACAGATTCATACCCAAGTCTTTCTATTAGTTTATGTGTTCTTTCTAAGGATATACCTGATGAACTACCATTAACTAAGAACCTAGCCCCTTTATTCATTGCCCATTTCTCAAAGTTTCTAAGCAAAAGAACGCCAATCAAACCACCACGATACTCAGGACGAACATACCATATGTCGCTATTAGCAGCGAAAGTTGTAGAAAAGTAAAGCTGATATATACTTCCAAATATAAATCCTACGTTCTCTCCATCTACTTCAGCAACAAATATACAAGACATATCATCTTCTATCTGACCCTCTAAGTAACTAGCAAACACACGATCATCAAAAGGTATATTACTTAGCTCACTTTCAGCATGGAAGTCTCTTGCCATCTCAAAGATACAAAGAACATCATCTCTTGCAGCGCGTCTATATATTGCTTTTCGGTTCATCATGTTTCCTTGCAAAACATAGATTTAAAATAATTTCAACGCACAAGTGACCATATGCTAGGTTTTTTAGCAGAGCTTCTTGGCTTTCTGGTAAATACATCGAAGTCTTTTCTAGCAGTTACAATCTGTGCAGGTTTCTGATTTGACATCAAAGCACGACCTTCTCCTGCTCCTAGCATTAGATACTGTAGTGCATCGTGTATGTGTGAATACATATTCTTATCAGGTTTATCTGCGTATCGTTCACCACTTACTTCCATACGTTTATAACCATAGCCACCTTCAAATCCCTTAAGAAGCTGAGAACAACGTCTGTCAATTAAAAACGCAGGTTTGCCCTCAACCATTTTGTTAAGTTGCTGCGCCACTGATTCCAAGCGGAGATCCACCGAATTACTCGGGGCGGGAAAAGCACGTAGACCTGCACCCCTAAGTATGTGGAAAGGGGTAGATTCGTCCGTCTGCGCCCTAAAATCACCTGCTGGATCACCATATATATAGACATCGGAAGCTTCAGAAAACCTAGTAGCAATTTCATTTCTTAGCACCTCTGCAAATCTAACAATGCCCATATCAAAAGCAACAACCTCTGACTGTATTAACCATCTGTTCCTAACCTTTTGACCAATAACAGCAGCAGGAGTAAGACCAAAGTCTATTCCTATATACAATGGAGTTCCTGCGGCTACTGGTATTTCTTCTTTAGCAACATGAGTTTCACTAGCAAACATTGGGTATACTGGCTTTCCATCTTTTATAGTTCCAAGTCTATTCATTACATAGACATCAATCCAAGATTTAGTCTTACCTTGTATTAAGTTTGTATAATAATTCTGAAGCATGTTCTTTTTGTTTTCAGCCTTATCATTGGACTTATAATTATCCACCTCACCATCTTCATTGTATACTTCTTTCATACCAGATGGCTGTGTAAAGAACTGCCAGTTATCAGGTTTGACCAACATCTTAGCCTGATCTCTAGGAATATGATCGGGTACTGGAACTTCACCAGACATAATCGGCCACCAATGATCTTCTTCTGGTGCGTTGGTATCTGCAATAACGCCTGTCCAACTAGGTCCACCTTCACGCATAGAAGGGAATCTTCCAACCCTCATTGTGCAAGCATCAATAATACTCTTGGGTATCTCCCTTGCTTCGTTAATCCAGATACCTGTTAGTTCGAGGGACAGTAGTTTTTTAACATCTTCTGGACGATCAAGAGCAAGGAAGATAACTTCTAGATCCATGTCTCCTTTCTTTATGTGATGGGTATAAGGCACAGACCAAATAAATTTACCCCATTCATTTTCTGGAAACCAATCAAGCCAAGTCTTAATAGTAGTCGTTCTAAGCTGTGGGTTTGTGTTTCTTATGATAGCCCATCGACTTCTTCGTATGCCACTATCGTTTTTCTTCTGAGAAAGAGCACGTCTAAATACTTCGATGCAGCAACCAACAGACTTACCAGAACCAACAGGACCGCGAATACCACGGAAGAATGTATCGTCTTTCATAAAAGTCTTTAGGACTTCACCATCAGGTTTGTATTTAAAGTCTGTCAATTTTGTGATCCACAGCAAACCTAATCATACGCTCAATCATATCAGGGGCAATAACATCAATAAGCTTATCAGCCTCCATGTTAGTCTGAAAATCTTTAGGGTAATGTTTAAAGTGTACCTTCTTTACAATGGTACGAAGTAACTCTCGATCACGCATAGAAATAGAATGGCTGAAACTCATTCGTCCTCTAACTCTACCCTCTTAGGCGCAGCCTTCTTCTTGGGCTTTTCATACGCCTCGTTTACATCTGGTGTAGAAGGATCATCACCCTTGAGTCTGCCGTTGGAGCTTCTGGCTCTCTCAGGCTCTGGCCCTTCTACTAACCTGCGAGACTCTGAAGTTCTTGTCTTACCAGTATAAGTTACCCTTGCTAGAACATGAGTTTCGCCTGTATACAATTCACCACCTGTTAAGTACCAAGCCATTAATAACTTCCTGTCATTAAAGTCTTCTTCTTATTCTTCACAGGCTTCTTCTTTTCATCTGAAGATTTCTTAGCTGCATTAATTCCCTTCTTAGTGTATGGGAACTTCTTTCCATTAACATTAGGCATTTCTATATCTCCTTACCTTGTTAGCAATTTCTTTCGGTTGAGCCACAAACTGTTTACCCTTTGCCTTACCCTTTCGTTTGGCTCTGGTTGTAGCGCGATACTCAGCATCACTAAGAGCAGTGATAGCCTTAGAAGGTAAGTAACGCTCACCAGTTTCACTAGACTTCTTACCAGACTTGGTTCTCCATTTCTGCTTGCCCCAGTTTAGTAATGATCTTTGTGGTGCTTTCACTATGAACCAACCTGTTGTTGCGCTTTCTTATGAGAAGCAGAGAAAGTAGTACCACCCTTCATAAGCCTTTTCATTAAAGACATATGTTTCTTTGTATGATGATTACTATGCTTCTCTAATGTTTTCTTTTGCTTCTTACTTAAAGCCTCACCTACGCTCTTCATGATTTGTAACCTCCACCTCTAGACTTATAAGTCTTAGCAAGCAACTGTGCCTTTCGAGCCGACCATTGTCCTGCCGCAGTGCCATGAGTAGCCCTACCTTTAATAGACTTAAATAAACTCTCACGCATTTTAGGCTTCGTGTAAACCCCTGCCTGATTAACTTTACTCATGGAAACTTCCCCTCACTAGGATCAGGACTATCATCTACCCTATCACTTAAGAAATGCCATCGCTTTAACAACTTCTTCTTCTCAGGTGTCATGTCACTGCTACCCTTAACCTCAGTATTGTTTGTAATAAAATTAAATAACTTTCTTCCAAAGCTATCAGGCTTAGTATCACTGCCTAACTTCTTTTCTATCTCTTCCATTTCAGCAACATACTTCTCGCGTAGCTTAAGACCAAGACCTCGGTTAATTAAACTTTGGGTCTTCTTCTTCATGTCTGCCTGTTCCTTCTAACAAATGACTTGGCAGCAGCAACACTCCCAAACCCCCACTTCTTTAATGCCAATGCCTTTCTAGTAGGCTCACCCTTCTCATCCTTCATCGGACCTTTCATACCAGAAAACCTAGCAGCAAAAGATACACGCCTAGGATTCGTACCCTTGGGAACAGGAGGCTTTAAATCTGAACCCTCAGTGCGTTTAAAATATCTCCTGCCCTCTGGAGTTAACCCACCTGTAGAACTCTTGTGTACCTTTCTCATCTCGTACCTTTCTAGAAAAAAATGCTAGTGATAGACTACTGTCACTCTACATAGCGCAGTTTTTGACCCTACCCCCCTCACGATAGGTCGATGGACACTTTAATATCTCCTGCTACCTGTACCTGTGAGCGATCTATAGGCTTGAACCCAGCACGATCTAACAGATCCTTCGATGCCTCAAGCTGCACATACTCTGACTTAGCCCCACCTGATAACTGCACTACTCTGCCTAATGCTTTAGCTGCACTCAGTCCAAATGCTTCACTCATTGCTTCCATCAGGTACATTCGCACATGTGCAGTTTTCATAGCCTTGTATGCTGAGACTCTACCGCTATTGCCTTCAGCGTATCCTGCTTCATGTGCAGCCTTTGTTAAGTTACCACCATTTGATACATACGCTTCAACCAATCTACGTTGTCGATCAGTCAGATCACGCTTAGTCTTTACTGCAATCTGTGTCATTTTATCTCCTGCATCGAA